GTTACAGTTTTCAATAAAAAGGCATCTTACGAATCATCTCCTCAGGTTATATATGGTTACGCCATGTCTAACGATAAGGTGAAGTGGGAGGCAATACAATATTTACGCTCTTGGTTACTACAAGAACGAGAAGAGAACAAAAGAAATTTGGATCTTATAGTTGATCCAGGTCTTCTTCAGGAACTATTAACATTTAACATGAGCGGCAACTTTGACCGAATCATGTCCTGTGTGGGATGTATAGTGGGACTTGAAGAGACACACAATATCTCCAAACGGAGAGAGGAATTTTATTCTGAAGAAAGCGCACTTCAGAAGGACATCAGTCGATTTATAGTGAATAATAAACGTTTATTTAATGCTAAACTTCCCAAAACAACGTCTGTCTTATTCTAAGAAGTCAGCTTCTGACTTTAAATGGGCCAGAGATGTTATGGAATCACTTTTACAGTTTTCTCCTCAACAGAGAAATATAGCTGGAGATTACGCTTCTGAATATGGACGGAAGCTATCTAACTATAGACTCTATAACAACCAACTGGATCAAAAGGATTTTGAAAGAGAGTGTAACCCAATGGGCTTAGAAGTAGGCCAATTCCAAGACACCATTCAACCTTACAATAAGACCTATAATAAAATACAAGTACTCTTGGGCGACGAGTTAAAACGTCCGTTTAATTTTAGAGCTGTTCTAGTTAACACTGAAGGAATTCGGTCTAAGCTAGAGAAGAGAGATTCAATGTACCGTAATTACATTTACGCCAAACTACAAGAGACTCTTCAGAGCATCAATGCTTTATATGTGCCACAATTAGTGGAGGATATGTCTCAGGAGATCTTACCGCCTGAAGATGTTCAAAAATATATAAAGTACAATTACAGGGAGAAACGAGAAATACTTTCGGAAAATATCCTTAACTACCTCATTAAGAAACTCCATTTAAAGGACAAGAAGTCAGATGCCTTCAAGCACGGTCTTATTGCTGGGGAAGAAATTGTATATGTTGGCACCAACAACGGTGACCCTTACTTAGAGGTTATCAATCCTCTAGGTGTATTCTACCACAAGTCTCCAGAGACTAAGTGGATTCAGGATTCTTTGTATGCAGGTTACCGCACTTATATGACTATAGGTGAAGTCTTGGATAGATATGGTAAATATTTATCTAAAACAGATCTACAGAAACTAGAAGAACAATCATTTACTGGCGGAGCAGTCCCCGATTATACCATGGGATCTGCTATGGTTTACGACATTCAAGATGAGGATAGATTCTTGTCTAACATGTTTAATGGTGGTGACGGTTCTTACGGTGAGAACACCAATTCTGATATACTAGTACAACATGTAGAATGGAGATCACAACGTCGTATAGGATTTCTTTCTTACACTAACGAGCATGGTGACGTAGAAGAGGAAATGGTATCAGAAGACTTTGTGGTTCCTGACATAGCTGAAATTACTACAGTCATTAAAGAATTTGGGCAGAAATGCACTTACTACATATGGGAGACAGAAGGGATTCAGTACTCTTTAGAATGGGATTGGATACCTGAAGTATGGACCGGTACTAAGATAGGATCAGATATATACTGCATGATTGGTCCTAAAGAGCAACAGTTCAGATCTGCAGATAATCCAAATGAAGTGTCCTTAGGTTATCATGGCCTCATTTACAATGCTATGAATGCGACCCCCGTATCTTTAATGGATAGGATGAAACCATTCCAGTATTTGTATTTCATTGTGATGCACAAGTTGAAGAAAGCCATTGCTCAAGATCAGGGTAAGGTATTCCACTTTGACGTGTCAATGATAGATCCCAAAATTGGACTTGAGAAAACTATGTACTATCTAAAAGAGATGAACATAGACTTCTTTAATCCTCTTGCTAATGGGGATCAACCAGGTCAGAATCAACGGGGTAAGGTATCTCACTCTACTGATATGTCTAACATGCAGAACATTAATAACTACATTAATGTATTAGCTGCTATCGACCAACAGATTTCTGATGTGGCTGGTGTGAATAGACAGCGTGAAGGACAAACTGGGCCAACTGAAGCTGTATCAAATGCTCAAGCAAACATTCAAATGTCTGCTCTTATTACTGAGATCTACTTTCAGGCTCACTCTAAGTTGTGGGAGAAATGTCTTACTTCTCTCATAGCTGTTACTAAACAAGCTTGGAAAGGTAAGTCAATTATTAAGCAGTATGTACTCGATGATCTTTCTATCTCTACATTAGAGATGTCTGAAGATGATTTACAGGATGCTGACATTGGTGTATTTGTTACGGATTCAGGCAAAGAACACGAAATGTTCCAAGCTCTTAAGTCTATTTCTGATGGTCTTCTTAATACTAATAGAGCATCATTCTCTGACTTAATCAGACTCTACGAGGCCAATTCTGCTTCTGAATTGAAGGCTGGTATAGAGGCTTCAGAAGCTAGGTTTATTGCTAATGAGAATCAAAAGCAACAAGCTGATATACAGGCTATGCAGCAACAACAGCAAGCCCAACAAGAGTTTGAACTAGAAAAGCAGGCAAGAGAATTTGAGCATGAAGTGTTGATTGCTCAGATTGAATCCTTCAAATTCCAACAAGATCAAGACTCAAATGATAACGGAGTTCCTGATCCTTTGGAGATAATGAAGCTCCGTCAAGAGGCTGGATTCAAGGATCGCAAGCTAAAACTTGAAGAAAAGAAACTTGAGTTTGACAAAGAAAAGAGCGCAAAAGAGCTCGCAATTAAGCGTTCTAAGCCCTCTGGAAAATAATGCGGCTATTAGCCAGCGAAAAAAGTTTAGAAATTATATACTATTTTTATAAAAAAATGTTAACTTTATGTTAAATGACAACAACGATTTTCTAGAGGAGATGTTCTCGTCTCAGCCAGTAGCTACTAATGATTTATCGGATACTGATTTTGACCCAGAGGATGAGCCAATTACACCGGAAGAAGTAGACGATGTGCCTGACACAGACGAATCTGCTGCCGAAGAAACTGGCGATGCTTTAATAGAAAATTACGTGAAGTTTCTGCAGGAATATGATTTAATTGATATCCCTGAAGATTACGAATTTACTGGAGATCCTGAACAACTCCAGACCATTTTAGAACATACAAAACAAGCCAGACCAGCAAAGGCAATCGAGACTATTTTCGAACGTCTTCCAGATGACTTTAAGCCGCTGTTTGATTATGCTTTAAAAGGTGGTACTTCTTTAGATGAATATTTAAAGGTGTACAATAAAGACATAGATAATATGTCTATGGATACTCCTGAAGATCAAAAGAAAATACTGTTTACTTATTACAAAGAAACATCCCCTTATTCGGATGAAAAAATTAACAGACTTATTTCTCATTTTAATGATTAGGATGAGTTGAAAGTAGAAGCTGACGACGCCTATAATTATTTAATGGGCATGCGTAATAAGCAGCGGGAAGAGTTATTGCAACAAACTGAAGCTCAACGTGTAGCTGAACAAGCTAGAATTGAGCAACAAACTGTATCGCTAAATAAGGCGATAGAGGAAACAAACGCGATACATCCTGCTAGAAAAAACAAAGTAAAGGCTTTCTTTTTTGAGCCATTGCAATCCAATAATACTATTACAACGGGCTTTAATGCCACAATTAATTCCATCTTATCCAATCCTGAGCATCAGGCACAGCTAGCGGATATCTTGTTAGAGTATAACCCTGAAGCGGGATTTTCTTCAGATCGACTGGAGAGACGTGTTAAATCTAAAGCAACTCAAGATTTTAAAACTTTAGTAAAATCAAAGTTAGATCCGAAACAAGCCCAAAGATCTTCATCGTCTAAAGCTCCACAATCCACTTCCTTTAATCCGGAAGAATGAATGCAACACTTATAAACCTTTATGCCTAATCCTCAATCTTCTTTAATTATTAAACGTTACGACGCTTTTGGCGGTAACTTCATCGACTCGGACTATCTTGCTGCTGCTTACGAAACGGGCAAGCCAACGTATCTTGAGGGTATGATGATGCAGACTTACTCTTCCCAGTCGCGTTTCATGAACCTGAAACCTCTTCTTAACTTAGTTGGTATGAACACCAATGGTGGTAAAGAAATCGAAACAGAACGGGTTCGTTGGTATCTACACGGTGCAGAAGACCGTGACGCTCGTGTTATTGAGCTAGTTGAAAC